AGCGTCTGCCGCCGCGCCTGTTGCAACAGCCGAAACTGTTACTGCCGCACTCATTGTTGCTGAGTTAGTAGTTGACTCGCTCATTGTAAATGTATAAGTTGCCGCAGATACTTGATCAGTAATAATTGCTGATGTAATCTTAGTAGATCCAGTAGCAACTCTTTTAAAGATTTTAAAATCATACTCTGGACTTGCGCCTTCAGTAACATTTGTTTGAGCATAGTAAGTATCAACTGAAAGGTTTACACCTCCGCCTGTTGAATCTAAGCCTTTTAATGCTGACATGTTATCTGAATACAATGGAACAGTTTTGTTATCCCATAGTTCAGTAGTACCATTAAATTCTTTAACACTTAATTTAGCACCCAAGTTTGCATCAGTAGTTTTAAACCAAATACTTCCGCTTGGTCTTGGAGTAGTGTCTGCTGTTTTAAATTCTGGCACACTTGTATGTGCTGAAATTTGTAATTCTGGTGCGTTGTAAGTTGCCGCTGTTAAACCAACTTCAGCCGCTAAACCTGTACCGTCTGCAATTACAAGAGCAACACCAGTTGAAAAAATGTTCAATCTGCTGTTTACTGCACTTGCTGTTACGCCTGCAATACCTGCACCGTTAATATCACTAACAACATCTGCTAACGCTGTACCTGATGCTGTAATTGTGTTACTGTTAATAGTTAATGTTTTACCACCTGTTACAGTTGGATTACTTGTACTTGCAACTGCTGTAGGCCAACTTGCTTGCCATGCATCAGTTCCAACTTTAACCCAAGCACCACTTGTGTTTTTGTAGTACGTTTTGTTAATTGTAGTTGTTGCTACTGTTACGTAGTCACCAATTGCACCAACTGATGCTAAAGGAGCACCTGTTGCTTGTCCGCCAACTAATTTAGTTGCGTCTGTAATAACTGTAGGTGTTTTCATAGTGAACGTTTGTCCACCTGTAGTAGTAGCGGCGTTGCCGTTCCACTCAAAAATGCCCATTCTACTAATTTGCGTATCAAACCAGTAAGTTCCATCAGCCGGATCAGCCGCTGGTGCAGTAGCAGTTGCTTGTAACTCATTTAAGTCAATGTCTGCTCTTACAACAAATGCTCTGTTGGAAACTCCTAAGTATGAGTAAGCCGCTTGTAGACCGTATTCATTAATCTCTGATCCATGAATTGGGTTATTGTTGTTATCTGTATAAAATAAAGGATCTCCAAAAGTTTCGGATAAATCTCTTTGTGAAGTAAGCAAAAACGGAACTCCAGCATTCGCTTTCGTTGTTCCTCTTGCTGTACCTGTTGCACTGGCGTTCGCTTTATCTTGCGCCGTTGCAACAAAAATCATTGGGGTAGTCCCTGGTTCAGCAGGTGTATAGAAACTTTCATCTATAACGCTGACCTGTACTCCGGGTGATACTAAGTTTGCCATATTTGTTCTCCTGTTGAACTTATTATATGTATTTAGCAACGTTGCAATAAAAGTATCCAAAACACCTATTGAAAAAGGGCATCAAAAGGGTAGGTAAATACAAGTATGAGACCTTTATGCAAGTGCGGTAAAAGACCTGTTGCTGTTAATTATAGGAAAGGCAACAAGACTTTTTATAGATCCAAGTGCGATATATGTGTTCGCAACAAGGGTAAAGAACTGGGCGAACCAAAATGGTATCTCGCCGGGTATAGACAAAAGACGCATTGCGAAAAATGTAACTTCAAAGCCACATATAGAGAGCAAATGCGAGTGTTTCACCTTGACGGTGATCTAAATAATAATAGGCCCAGTAATATGAAAACTATCTGTGCTAATTGTCAGGTTGCTATGCAGAGAGAGGGGTCACGTTGGAAACAAGGCGATCTTGAACCTGATTTTTAAGATCTAATAACGTACCATTATTATCAATAGTTTGTGAAAACTTTGTATGTGCCCAGGCCCATTCAGATGCATGTACATCTTTAGGCTCAACACCAACATCTTGATATATTCTAAACCAGATAGGATCTTGTCCACGTTTTACACGCCAAACTTCTCCGTTTATTTCGTATAACATTTTTGCTTCATTAGGGAAGCGTACATCTGGTATTACAAAGTTTGTGTTAGGATTATCTATAATATGCTTTTTAGTAAGACTTACCCAAATTCCATCGTAAAATCCATTACGCATACATTCTGTACCAAATTCTTGTAGTACAAGTCTTGGGGTAATTTCTCTACCTGTTTCTTGTGTCCAATATTGATCTATTTGCTCACGCCATTCTCTTGACTCATCAGTTTTGCCGTCAAGCAGTGTTCTATCCCAATTGAACATAACACCAACTGCGTCTTTTAGTTTATCAGCAAATGATATCTTTACAAAGTTATGATTATCTATTAAATTTTGAGCGACTGTATCTTTACCAGATCCAATTAAACCGCAAATGCCTATTAGCACAAATAATACTCCTATAAGTTTATTTTAAGTTATAGTATAGTATAAATTTATGCGTTTGTCAAGTACTTTTTAACCAATACTGAAACCGTAACCAACACCACCTGCAACCTGTAATTTTAGGTCTTCTTCAAGTTTGTCCATTTCGGCTTGTGCTTCTGCTTTGAGTGCGTCACCATTTAGTGTTGATCCACCTTGTGGTCCTGCGATAGTAGCAAATTTACTACGTGCTTCTCCAAGCATGAATTTACATTTAGCAAGTGTGTAATCTTTGATCCACTGCTTTGAAAGATAGTCTGAAAGTAGTTGGAAGTCTGGTCTGTAGTTATATGCTTGTAACAATACGTTCTCGCCTGTTCTTGGTCTTTGTAGAACAGTTAATTTTTTAGTTGCTGTGTTCCAAGTAAATTCAATAAATGAACCAAACATTCTTCCTACAAGTTCTTGGTAACCTGCGAACAAATTGTATGTTGCTAAACCACCCATGTTAGAACTTGATAACAAATATGTATTTGTGTATGCCAAGTTGAACGGTTCAAACATTGTACCACCGTCACCACCACCTGTACGTGAGCCAATTGAACGTCTATACATCTGTCTAACTTCTACTACTTCATCTGGTAGTGTGTATTCGTTCTGATCAAGTACAAGATCGAGAAACATATATGACTCTTCAACAGAATTATCACTTCTTTGACGGAATTTGTCAAATGATGCTCTAATTGCTATTTCGTAGTGTTCCGGATCAAGTTCAACATCAATCATGCCTCCGCCTAACATTGCGTTTACATAATCAAATACTTCTTGTTTTGCTGTTGTTATATTTGCCATAATCTTTCGTCTCCATTAGTATTTATGCGTTCGATAAATACAAGTACAATGCCGAGAATAAGTTTATACAAACCCGAGAAGGGCAAAGACTACGATTTCCTTGATAAAACTATAACAGAGATGTTTACAGTTGGCGGAACCGATGTTTTTGTACACAAGTACTTAGGTCCTAAGAATCCGGACGAAGCAGATGCCACTCCGTCACAGCCTCGCTATGACGCTGTAAAAGAAACAAATATACAGGACATGCTATTCATGGAAAACCGTGATAGAAAGTATGATCCAGATATCTACGTTATAAGAGGAATATACAACACCCAAGATGTTGACTTTGATATGAGCCAATTTGGTTTATTCTTAACCAACGACACATTGTTTATGACTATTCCGATCAACTATAGTGTAAAAACACTTGGTAGAAAAATTATGCCAGGTGATGTACTTGAATTGCCTCACTTAAAAGATGAACATGCATTAAATGATTACCAAGTAGCACTAAAACGTTTCTATGTAGTTGAAGATGTAAACAGAGCGGCAGAAGGATTTTCACAAAGTTGGTACCCACATTTGTATCGTGTAAAAATGAAACAAATTGTTGACTCACAAGAATTTAAAGACATACTTGATTTACCAACAGAAGAAGGATCGTCACAAACACTGCGTGATGTTCTTAGTACATACGACAAAGAGATGCAAATTAATGATGCTATCTTAAATCAAGCAGAAGCAGACTCTCCACAATCTGGTTACGACACAACTAATTTTTATACACTTCAAACAGATGCAGAAGGAAAACCAGAACTTGTTACAACTGACATAAGCACACTTGATGCAAGTGGTAGTGGTGAAACTGCTGACAGAGTTAATCAAACTCCAGATAGGGAAGGATATCAAGGTTACTTATTAGGTGACGGTATTCCACCAAACGGAGAAGCGTTTGGACATGGCGCTGGTTTCCCAACTGATACAACTAAAGGCGATTACTTCTTAAGAACTGATCTTATGCCAAACAGATTATTTAGATTTGATGGACAGCGTTGGGTTAAGATGGAAGACAAAGTGCGTATGGACCTAT